TCCGATCTATCGGGAGATTCTCTCTCTGGCTCTGGGGGGGACCGTTTTGGTCACTGTGTGTGAGATTTGTGAGGTTGGTTTGTGAACCGTCATGCCGTCGAATTGTTTTTAAAGTCACGCCGCCGAGAAGCCGATTGGTCTAGTGGCCTGGAAGCTTTGGCGTGTCTTGCTTTGACTCTTGCTGACACATTGGATGCTGGCGCTGGTATGGCGGTAGCTGCGGTGAGTCGTGAGTTGCGGGCAACGCTCGATGCGCTGACACCGAAAGGTGAATCAGATGCTTTCAGTCGAATTGCCGCCGAGTTGTCTGCCTCGATGGGCGACGAGTCGAGATCCTGATCGGCGTACTTATGGCGCTGCAGTTGCTTGGATAGCTGAGCAGCTGGGCACGCCTTTGATGCCGTGGCAACGTCAAGTTGTTGATGTTGCTTTGGAAATTGATCCGGTGTCTGGCCGGTTGGTGCATCGTGAGGTTGTGGTCACGGTGCCTCGTCAGGCCGGTAAGACCACGTTGTTGTTGTCGGTGATGGTGTGGCGTGCGTTGCAGTGGCCTCATCAGCGCATTGTTTACACGGCTCAAACCGCGCAGGATGCTCGCCATAAGTGGCGTGATGAGCATGTGCCGCTGTTGGATCGTTCTGAGTTGTCCTCGTTGTATGAGGTGCGCCAGTCAAATGGCAGCGAGGCAATTCGCTGGTCAAATGGTTCGTTGCATCAGATCATTGCGACAACTGAAAAAGCGGGGCACGGTCAGTCACTTGATTTGGCTGTTGTCGATGAGGCGTTTGCTCAGACTGACAATCGTCTTGAGCAGGCTGTTAAGCCGGCGATGATTACGCGTGACGAGCCGCAGCTGTGGATCATTTCGACGGCGGGCACGGCTGCTTCTTCCTGGTTGCGTTCCAAAGTTGATCGTGGCCGAGACGCTGTTACGGCTGGTGACGCTGAAGGTTTTGCGTATTTTGAGTGGTCGGCTGGCGACGATGACGACCCAACCGACCCGCAAACGTGGCAGCGTTGCCATCCGGCGTTGGGTCACACCATCAATTTGGAGGCATTGACCTCTGATTTTCGGTCAATGGAGTTGGCTGAGGCTGAGCGTGCGTACCTAAATCGTTGGACTCAAGGCGTTGCGTCTGCACCAATTCCGTTGTCAACGTGGCAACGTCGAGCAGATCCAAACCTTGAGCTCGGTGACAACCTTTGTTTTGCTGTCGATTTTTCACCTGCTAGGGCGAATGCGAGCATTGCTGCTGCTAGTCCTAACGGCAAACGGTTTGCTGTTGAGCTAGTTGATGAGCGTGACGGAACCCAGTGGGTTGTGCCTCGGTGCATTGAACTGTGGGACCGATGGAAACCGCACGCTTTCATTGTTGATGCTGTAGGGCCTGCGAGCTCAATCATTCCCGAGTTGGAATCTCATGGCATCAAAGTCATCACGACAAACAGTCGTGATATGGCGCAGGCGTGTGGCCGGCTGTTTGATGCGGTGCTCAACGACAAGGTGCGTCATCGTGCGCAACCCGTTCTTGATGCTGCGGTTGCTGGTGCTGCCAAACGCAAACTTGGTGACGCTTGGGCGTGGTCACGGTCGTCTAGTGCTGTTGATATTTCGCCGCTGGTTGCGGTCACTTTGGCCCTCTGGGGTTCTTCCACTGTCGGTGCAAAACCCGTTGCCGATCCCGTTTTTGCTGTTTGGTAGGTGTCATGCGTTCAACGATTTCAACAATTCTTGAGTTGTTGGGCGCTGTGGCTATTGCTGGCGGTGTCGGTTTGTTGGTTCCTGCGCTTGGGCTTGTTGTTTTGGGTCTTGAACTTGTGGCCGTTGGCTACCTCATGGAGCGTAACTGATGGGACTTTTTCGACCTGAGCTGCGTACCGGTCAACCCTCTGCTGGCCAGTTGGTGATGGCTGCACAAGAAATGCGGCTCAATCCGTACTACGCGCCAGTGACCGCTGAAGCTGCATTGACCCATAGCGCTGTGTGGGCGTGCACAAACTTGTATTCACGGCTCATTTCGACGCTGCCATTCCATGCGTACCGTGATATTGACGACGTGTCGGTCAAGATCACGTCGCCGAGCTCGTTGCGTAACCCGAATGGCAGCCAGACGTTTACATCGTGGGTTAGCCAGGTGACGCAGTCGCTGGTTTTGCGTGGCAATGCGTTTGGTTTAATTGTTGGTCGAGGCGCAAACAATTTGCCCACCACAATTCAGGTTTTGCCACCTGACATGGTTGGTGCCGCTTACGACTGGCGAACCAACACCATTGACTGGCGGATCTCGGGTCATCAAGTGCCAGCCGAAGACATTTGGCATTTGGCTATCAACGTTGGTCCTGATTCACCGCTTGGCCAGTCGGTATTGACACAAGCTCGTCAAGCCATTGGCTTGGGTATCAATTCGCAAACGTATGGCAGCCAGTGGTTTCAATCGGGTGGCCACCCAACTGGTGTGCTTGAAACCGAAGCCGAGCTCACAGCCGATCAAGCGACCGCAATCAAAAGTCGTTGGCAGTCTGCTGTGACTGAGCGTCGAGGTGTCGCAGTTCTTGGTCAAGGATTTGCGTACAAGCCTGTGCAAGTCAGTCCGCAAGACACCGAGTTCCTCAACGCCTACAAGTTGAGTGTTCAAGATGTAGCCAGGTACTTCAACGTTCCGCCAGAAATGATTGGCAGCGAATCGGGTGCGTCAATGACGTACTCAAATGTTGAATCAAGAGCTTTGGATCTGTTGCGATACGCAATTGATCCAGTTTTGTGCGTTATTGAGCAAGGCCTCAGCGAACTGCTGCCACGTCCACAGTATGTGCAAGCAAAGCGTGACGCTTTGTTGCGCATGACAACGTTGGATCGGTATCAGGCTCACGCTTTGGCTTTGTCATCTGGTTGGAAAACGCTTGATGAAGTGCGGGCAATTGAAGATTTGCCGCCGCTGGTCATTCCGGCCACTGATCCATTGGTGATTCCATGATTGAAACCCGAAGCATTGACGATGCCGTGTATCCGTATGAGCCACGGCAAGTTGCGCAGTACCAGGCAACCGAATCGCTTGTTGAAGTGTTTGACCAGTACGACCAGACCTCTGGTGCGAACGGTGCTCACTATGTGGCCGAGTCACCGTTTGTGGCTGACGGTTTGGTGTGTGCCAACTGTGCGTTCTTTGTTGGTGGTCGAGCGTGTGAAGTTGTGGCCGGCGACATTGACCCCGGTGGTATCTGCAAATTGTGGATCATTCCGGCTGCGTTGATTGCTGGTGAACCACCCTCGGAGGGCTCCGACGTATCAGCACCCATGAGGAGCGTTATGACAGAGCACGAATACCGACGCACCGACGATGGTTTTGATGTGCCCACAGTGGAGCATCGCCGTTTGAGTGACGTTGAGTTGCGCATGGAAGGCGACGAGCCTGTCCTTGAGGGCTACGCCACCGTGTACGAGTACCGCTATGACATTGGTGGCGGACCTTCCGAGGGTGGTTTTACCGAAGTCATTGCGCGTGGTGCTGCAGCAAAATCGTCGCAGGAAGCCGATGTGCGTTTGTTGATCAACCATGAGGGTGTGCCGTTGGCACGCACCAAGTCGCAGAGCTTGACTTTGACAAGCGATGACATTGGCTTGAAAGTCAGTGCCCGACTTGATCCGATGAACCCTCGGGTGCAAGAGCTGCGCAGCGCTATGGACCGCGGCGACCTTGATCAGATGTCGTTGGCGTTCAGAGTGTTACGTCAAGACTGGTCTGCTACCGATGGCGGACCTGGGTACGACGTTCGACAGATCACCGAAATGAAACTGTATGACGTTTCGGTTGTGACCTATCCGGCTAACCCGGCAACGGTTGCACAAATGCGACACGACGAGCCAGTGACCGATGCCGGTCGCTCGCTTGATCTCGCACGCCGTCAGGCACAAGCCGACGGCATTTCCTGACAGACACTGCGCCGCTTGTTGCGCCGCTAGTCACGCCGGGCATTGAGCCCACCTGACTGGCACCCGACAAGCACCCGGTGAGCAATACCCAAACCCTTACGACATCCCAGGAGGATGACATGTTGGAGCGCGTTCGCACTCTCATTTCAGAAGCCCTCGCTCAGCGCGAAGGTGCAGAAGCCGCAGTGAAGGCAGTGATTGACGCTGTTGAAGCCGAAGGCCGCAGCGACCTCACCGCAGACGAGACCACCAAGTTTGACGCAGCACGCGCCGAGCTTCGCAGCATCGACGACAAGATTGATTCGCTGCGCACCCAAGAAGCAGACCTTGCTGACCTTGAGGCCCGCAACGCAGCTGCTGCTGCCAAGCGTGCCGAACTGTCGGCGCATGTTCCCTCGGTGAAGGTTGGGCGTGAAGCTCACGTCTACCGTTCCGGTGGCGAGCATGATTTCCTTGCCGACGCTTTCGCAGCTCGTGAAGGTAACCGTGAAGCCGCTGAGCGTCTTGAGCGCAACCGCACCGAAAGCCTCGCTGAGTATCGCTCAACGACTGGCAACTTCGGTGCGCTTGTTGTTCCTCAGTACCTCACCGAACTGTTTGCGCCTTCCCTTGAGTCGGGCCGTCCGTTCCTTTCGGCGATCACCAACCTTGCGCTTCCGGCGCAGGGCATGACGATCTCCATTCCTCGGTCGACTGGCTCCTCAACGGTTGCTGCTCAGGCAACTGAAAACACTGGCGTGTCAAACACGACGATGACCACTGACACTTTGACTGTGCCTGTGCGTACCTTTGCGGGTCAGCAGGTTCTGTCACGTCAGGCTGTTGAGCGTGGCGCTGGTATCGCAGAGTTGCTGATTTCTGATCTTGCTGCGGATTACGCAACCAAGACCAACATTTCAGCGATCAGCGGTGACGGCACTGCCGGAGGCCACTTCGGTATTCTCAACACCACTTCGGTGCAGACCGCTGCATGGACTGGCACCACTGGTGCAAGCCTTGTTGCGTCGCTTCACAACGCTGTGGGCAAGGTCAACGCTTCTCGTTTCGCAGCGGCTGACCTGATCGTTATGCATCCTCGCCGTTGGGCGTGGCTGTGTGCGCAGTCTGACGCTTCTCTGCGTCCGTTTGTGCAGATCGACGGCCCAGGCTTCAACGCCTACGGCAACGGTGTTGC